CTCATACTGGGGTTCCTGTGTCAACTCGGAAAGGGAATTGTAACGGAATTGTTATGAATAGGTTTATTGTCTAGTTTCAGACTATTTGGGGATTGTCAAGCACCTTTTTATAACACTTTGATAACGGGTTGTCCACAGTTGTCGGGCGCGCCCGACACTATGTTACTGGCTGGTAACTTATCGGGTAGAGATTAGATTGCCTGTCTATTTCTGGGGTCTGTATGTTACTCGTGAGTAATAGATTGGGTGTCTAGTTTAGATTGGTTGTATGTTACTTATGAGTAATGTTACTGGTGAGTAGTGTTACTGGACAGTAACCAAACAAGCATCCGATTGACAGAAATTAGATTGAAAGTCTATAGATTGGCTGTCTAAATAAAGTATCTAGTCGGCAAAAGGGATAGTTTTGACCCCAGAGTTTTAACTACATAGTTGTAGTAGTATGTATAGTCACCCAAAAAATATTTCCTAAATTGGGGGGATATTTATATATACAAAATAGGACAAAATAGGACATCTAAAAAAGAATTCATTTAAAAAATGTTGGTTTTAGCGATTTGTACAGGTTATCTTATATGTATAGATATTTTTTTAAGGAGTACCGAAGGTGCTCCGCTTAGGGCTTCGCACCTTAGTAGCGAAGACCAAATGTAATACTTTTTAGTAAATAGGGCAGAACTCTGCCAACCCTAAGATTACCCCCAAACAGTGAAACCAAACGGCCATCACAACCCCAAGGAAAACTTGGCACAACCAAGTATTCCGTCGAGGAGTCCTCGACTCCTCTTCAACCAAAAGGTACCTCGATGACAGCCAAGACAACCGTCGGCACCCGCTCCGCGGATTCCGCCAAACAGATGATTATTGAACTAATCGAAAAAGGACACACTGTAGAGGCGGCCTGTAAGACCGCTGGCAAGTCGGTAAAGACCTACGAGTACTACCGTTCCACCGACGAAAAGTTTAAGACAGCCATTGAACTTATCCGAGCCAGGCAACAGCGCGACGGGACTACCCTCCCACCAGACCTGGCCAACATCTCTTTCCAAGACTTCCGCAAGCGGTTCCTCCAATCAGAGACATTCCCACACCAACTGAACTTGGCGGACCTCTTGGAATCCCGTCCACCCCGCTGGCTACACCCATCCATGATTTATGAAGAGGGTGAACCCCAGTACTGCCTTATCAACATCCCGCCAGACCATGCCAAGTCTATGACGGTCTCCATTGACTATGTGACCTACCGTATCTGCCTTGACCCAAATGTTCGTATCAAGATTGTTTCCAAAACCCAGACCATGGCTGCGGAGTATCTCTATGCAATTAAGCAAAGACTCACCAACCCAGTCTGGTCTGAACTCCAGCGCCACTTCGCGCCGCCAGAAGGCTTCAAGGCCAGTTCTGAAAAGTGGACTAATACTGAAATCTACCTCGCCCGCAACTCAGCCGAAAAAGACCCTACGATTCAGGCTTTGGGTATTGGTGGTCAAATTTATGGCGCGCGTTCTGACCTCATCATTCTAGACGACTGCGTAACTCTTTCCAATGCTGGTGAGTACGAAAAGCAGATGCGTTGGATTCAGCAGGACTGCGTAACCCGTCTTGGCCCATTCTCAAAGTTGTTTATCGTTGGCACGCGGGTTGACCCAATTGACCTTTACAAAGTTTTAAGAGAAGACAATCGCTACCCAGAAGGTAAGTCCCCATGGACCTATCTGGCTATGCCAGCCATCCTGGAGGCATCCGATGACCCAGCCAAATGTATTACCCTCTGGCCTAAGTCAGACCGACCATGGCTCGGAGACAAGACAGAACCAGACGCCGACGGCTTATATCCCCGATGGGACTTTGCCCATATTAAGAAGCGTCGCGGAGTCCTTGACCCAAGGACATGGGCAATGGTGTATCAACAACAGGATGTCTCGTCAGACGCTACATTTCCACGGGACGCTGTAAAAGGTTCTATCTCTGGTATGCGTGCCCCAGGGCCAATTATTCCTAGCGCCCCAGGACACCCAAGTGTTCGAATGGAAGACCTTTACATAGTTTGCTCTATGGACCCAGCAATGACTGGTAATACCTTTTCCATCGTTTATGCTGGGGACATTAAAACCAAGAAGCGCTATGTCCTTGAGTGTGACATGATGACAGAACCTAGTCCAGCCAAGATTCGTTCCAGAATCAAGCAGTGGACCGAGAAGTACAACCCCAAGGTTTGGGCAATTGAAAAGAACGCCTTTCAGTTGTTCTTAACTGGTGACGAGGAAATCCTTAACTTCTTTGCCACCCGCGGTATCCGCATGGTTGACCATTACACTGGTCGTAACAAGATGGATGCTGAGTATGGTGTAGCCTCAATGGCTGGTCTCTTTGGGACGGCAGAGGTTAGTGGTAAACACAATGGCAACAACCTCATAGAGTTGCCCCGCGCCACGGACGAATCAACCAAAGGTCTTGTGGAGCAATTGGTAACCTGGTCGCCTGGAACCAAAAATAAGCAAGATGGGCCGATGGCCCTTTGGTTTGCCGAGACTCAAATGCGCCAAGTCATTAACCAATCAGGTGCCTACACCCAAACCCGCAATACAAACAAATTCGCAACTCGCGGCTCACTAGCAAAACGCAGGGTTATTAACCTTGAGGAATTGCAAAGTATGCAAGAACGAGCCGATGCAAATGGAGGATACTTATAGTGGCCGCAACGATTGAAGAGATTGCCAAGCGCGTAAAGCGCATACGTGAACGCTCTCACCAACGTGATGCCCGCTGGGATGATTTGCTCTCCATTCGCAAGGGAAATATCTCAGAGGTATTCCCATCCCTTTTCTCCGACGACTATCCAAAGCCAATGGTGGCCAACTTTATTGATGTTGCCGCACGCGACATTGCCGAGGTAATCGCCCCGCTTCCAACTTTTAGTTGCATGACCAACAAGCCAAATTCCGATACCAAGCGGAAAGAGGCAGACCGCCGCACCCAAATTGCGGCTGGTTATCGTGATGCCTGCAACCTCCAAACCAAGATGTACTCTGGCGCCGATAACTACATCACCTTTGGTATGTTGCCATTCATCATTGAGGCCGACGAAGTTGGCAAACGTCCAATGATTCGCCTTGAGTCGCCAATCGGTGGGTACCCTGAGTTTGACCGTTTTAACCGCCTAATCTCATACACCAAACGTTATTTCAAGACTGTACAAGATTTGCTTAATGACTTTCCAGAGTATGAAGGACAGATACTCAACCAGTACGAGCAACGCAACAGCCAACGTCAAATCGAAATGTACCGCTACATTGACAAAGACCAGACGGTGCTATTCCTCCCAACCCAGAAGAACTTGGTTCTTGCTAAGGTTACCAACCTGCTTGGGGAAATTCCCGTCGTTCTTGCTGTACGCCCAGGAGTAGACGAAGAAACCCAACATGGTCAGTTCGATGACATCATGTGGGTACAGGTGGCCAAGGGTCGCTTCGCAGCCTTAACTCTTGAGGCCGCAACCAAATCGGTTGAGGCTCCTATTGCTATGCCGAATGATGTCACCAGCATCGAAATCGGCCCCGATGCGGTGGTACGCTCTGCTACACCAGAGAAGATTCGCCGTATTGATTTGAATGTTCCACCAGGACTTCTTCAAGAATCTGCTGAACTTGACCATGAACTCATGGTTGGTTCTCGTTACCCACAAGGTCGCCTTGGCGAACAGTCTGGTTCAATTGTAACTGGTAAAGGTGTCCAATCCCTTATGGGTGGTTTTGATACCCAAATCAAGACAGCCCAAGCAGTTCTTGCTGACGCTTTCCGTCAAATCATGTATCTTTGCTTTAAGATGGATGAAGTCTACTGGTCAAATGAGAGCAAGTTTGTAAGCGGAATCAACTCTGGTTCCCCATATGAATTGACTTACATCCCATCACGCGATATCAATGGTAACTACCACTGTGACGCAACCTACGGTCTTATGGCTGGACTTGACCCAAACAGGGCTCTTGTCTTTGGCCTTCAAGCCCGTGGAGATAAACTCGTTTCAAGAGACTTTTTGCAACGCAACCTTCCTTGGGAAATTAACATCACCGAGGAAACCCAACAGATTCAAGTTGAAGAAATGCGCGATGCCGCTATTGGCGTTATGGGCGCACTGTCACAGGCATTACCACAAATGGTTATGCAGGGTCAAGACCCTTCAAACATTCTTTCTGGTCTGGCAACCGTAATCAAGGGACGCCAGCAAGGAAAGCAGATTGAAGATTTGCTGGAAGAGGCATTTGCACCAACGCCTCCAGCACAAGCACCCTCTGGCGTTGTAGCCACACCTGGACAGCAGCCTACACCTGGCGCGTCAGGCCCACAAATTGCTCCGCCAGGGGCCTCTTCTAATGGGCAACCTCCAGCAATGGAATCACTATTGGCGGGAATGAACCAAACTGGTAATCCTCGTCTAAGCGCTGGTTTAAGCCGACGCTCGCCAGTCTGACGGGACTGGTAGAAAACTACCTATAGGAGAAAAAAATGGCAACAACAATCGGTCTACAGACCAGTGTCCCACACCCAAAGAATCAGGGTGATAAGGGAGCAGACCAACCACGTTCTGGTTTTCAGAATGTAACTCAAGCAACACCTCGCGCTGGTGCTACACCAGGCGCAACACCAATTCTTTATGGAAAGCAACCTGGTGGATATGGTGGAGCAAGCACCACAGTTGGAAAACCAATCAAGTAAAGTTAGTGAAAAGGAAACGAAATGACATCAGGCGGACTCAGAACACCTAATAACCCCGCCGTATCTTCGGGTCCTGGCTCATTATCACAACGCACCGACGGCGGTCCTGCTGGAAAGCAGGCCGCTCGTTGGATTGCAGGTGGTGATTATGGAGATGGTGGCCTTATGGGCATACAGCAAGGCGCACAGATGGCCGCATCTGGTACACCTGGTTCAACCCCAGCACCATCAGGACAACAGGGCATGCCCGCTCCAGTTGGTCCAGCAGTTACACCTTTGACAGTACCTACACAACGTCCAGACGAGCCAGTTACATCTGGTGCCGATTCTGGTCCAGGTCCAGGCAGAGAAGCACTTAGACTTCCACCTACAACGGCCATTGGCGGACAAACTGCAAAATCTATTATTCAAGGATTGGCACAAAGCCCAGCGGCTTCACCAGTGCTTAAAACGCTTGCTAACACTTTAGGGAGTTAATTTATGAGTGGCACTACGCCTCTTCCACAATCTCCCCAAGACCAAAATGTTCAAACAGCAAACAAGATTACATCCGATGCTGGCAATGCTGTACGTCGTTATCCAGATGTAGTCGCAGCCACCGTTGCTGCAAATAACCCCAATATTACAGTTGGCGCTGTGGCTGGTGCAGACCTTGCTACAAAAGCCCAATCTGTTGTACAGCACCAGGTTGATAACAACTCTGGTGGCATTTTGCATGATGCCCTTAGCGGCGTTGAAGATATTGCATCAAAAGTTACAAAGACTGTGACTTCTGTACCAGGCGTTAGTACCCTTTTACAGTGGGCAAATAAGCCACTTCAAGAGATTCAAAAAGATTACAAGTTTATCAGTGCCGTTTATGCCAAGCATGGTGTAGCACAAGGACTTCTTGCTACTCTTGGTGTTCTTGGTTCCGCTACTGCTGGTGCAGTATTTAGCGGTGGAGACCCACTTGGCGCCGTTGCAGGAGCAGATTTGGCTATGGCTGGCGAGCGCAACCTATTTGGTCGCCTTGTTCCACAGTACCATGATGCTTTGATGATGTCAAATG